CGCAGAACTTCTTCCCCCATCAAAGGTCATTACACTGAGTGAGATCCGCAAGGTTCGCGAAATGGCGAATCCACAGCAGACGCCGCGCGTGGTACTTCTGCGATCGCGACTCGGTGAACATGGCGCGTCAGGAACGCTGAACGTCGCCGGCAAGATCTTCAACGAAGATTACAATTCGCTGTTCGACGGGCCGAACGGGATCACGATCTACGATCAGATGTATCGATCGGACGGGCAGTGCGGCGCGGCAACCGACATAATCACGTACCCGATTCGCGCCGCGCGATGGAAAGCCGAGTACCCGGAGAACGCATCATCCAAAGAAAAAGAGATTACCGACAGCGTCAACGAAAGCCTGTTCGAGAATGGCGATTGGCCGACCGGGGAATCGTGGGATTTCTACCTTCGTCATTTGCTGTTACGCGTGCCGATGGGATTCGGGTTCGTTAATCCCGTGTGGACGTTCGACGAAGACAAAGGCGTACTGCGATGGAAGCGTCTTGCGCCACGTCTCCCGCGAACCGTTGATCGCTTCGAGGTTAATTCAGACGGCACACTGGCGAACATCATTCAGTACGTGCCGATGCCCGGTACCGGGCGTTACGAATACGTTCCGATCCCGGCGCAGTACGCGTTGATCTCAGTGCGTGAACGTGAAGGGGACAACTACTTCGGGAAGTCGATTTATCGGCGCCTATACAAACACTGGTTCTACAAAGACGACGCGTACCGCATCGACGGGATCCGCCTGGATCGGTACGGCGTGGGCGTGCCTGTCGCGAAGATTCAAGCCGGACACATTCTCGACAACGAAGAACTGAACGAAATAGAACTCACGCTGATCGCGTTGCGGTCGCACGAACGCGCGTACATCATCGAACCGCCGTTGGTCGACTTCAGGATCATGGTACCCGGTGATGGACACGGCGGCGCGTCCGGACTCATGGACTCAATGAACCATCACGACATGCAGATCGTACGCGGCGTCTTGGCAACCTTTCTCGGTGATCACGCCGAAGGGTTGAACACGAATCGCACAAAGACGCTTGCGGATATTTTCCTGCACGCACTGAAGGCCGAAGCGAAGTCGATCGCGGGCGACGTGCGATCGCAACTCGTACGGCCGTACTGTCTCGCGAACTTCGATATGTTCGACGCGCGGACACCACAAGTCACGGTCGAAGGCATTGGCGATCTGACGCCTGAACTGCTCGGAACGATCGTGCAACCGTTCATCGCGGCCGGACTGATCACGGCGGAAGACAACCTGGAAGACGTGGTCCGCAAGATCATCGGGTTCCCCCCGTTGCCAGAAGGTTGGAAGCGCGGCGCGAACAAACCCGCGGCGCCGTTGGCATTGCCGGCCGCGAAGCCGACTACTGACGGCACAGGGCCGACCGACGCGCCTTCGAGCGCAGCGGCACAAGCCGGTATCAACGCGCCGAAAAACGTGGCCGAACCGATCGCGGCCGATCTACTCGAAGACGTGATCAGCCGAATCGAAGCGGACAAGGGCGGACCGATCGCACCGATCGTGATCACGTTCGGCGGGTTCAAGAAAACGATCCAGTTGACGCGCAAAGACGGCGGCGGATTCGATGAGACGGTGACAGAAGAAGCGATTTAGGTTTGGCAACCGGTTGCCAAAAGGGGCGAACATGGCGCAAGGGTTCACGGGACGTAAGTTTCAGATCATCGGCATGAATGCCACGATCGTGGCAATGTGTTCATGCGGCAACCCGTCACCGTTGATCATTCCCTACATTCCTGGGTCCGGCGGCGGGTGTCAGTGTGCGGCGTGTGGAACGCAGTGGGCACTCAAAAAGCTGGACGCGTCCGAACCGTTACGCACGGAAGAGAACGCCGGGCGTGTTCAGGCAACGTGCAATATCGATCTTCACGCGATCATCCCGCGGATTGTGCGGCCAGCGGTCCAGTAGCATGGCGACACGCAAGCGGAAGAGGAACCTAGCACGAAGGGGGGAAGCGATGGACGGCGAGCGGCTGTACAAGCTGTCGACGGTCGCCGACAATCTCGATCTGAACGTGCGAACCGTGCAGAAATACGCGCGTGAAGGGAAGTTACGGACGGTGCGAGTCGGCCCGATGCGGTTGCTTCGGGTTCGGGAGATCGACTTCAAAACATTCAAAGACTCGGAATCAGGGCATAGCGATCCGAAGTCATAACCGGTCATTTTTGGTCGTTCCCGCCAACTACCCTCTAGACAGAACCACAATATCTAGTGGACAGTGATCGCCGTGAAGGGAATCATTTCCCGCGGCGGACAATTCGCAACATACGCTCCCATCAACGTTACGGCGTTCGCAGGAGCCACAGCCGAAGGCGTGTGGCAACTGGCGGCGAAGGTCGGCGTCTGGTTCAACCAACGCGCGGGCGAAGTCGAACTGACGTTCGATGACATCGCAACGATGTACTCGAACTTCAAGAACGGCCTGTACCCGAAATCCCCTCAGCAACTTCCCGTTGATTACGAACATCTCAGCGTGCAGAAGGATCGCAAACCCGGAGACGGGAAAGCGGCCGGCTGGATCGCGGACGTCGATCTTCGCGCGGAAGGAAACGAACTGTGGGCGCTCGTGAACTGGAACGCCGACGCGAAGACGGCGATCACGAACGGCGAGTACAAAGGGTTTTCGCCGCTGTTCTCGGGCGATTGGGTTACGCACGGGAAGAAACATTTAGGCGTGACGTTGCTCGGCGGAGCACTCACGAACTACCAGACGATCCCCGATTGCGTCGTGACGTGTTCCCTGGATCCGCGGATGATGGCGAGCGTTGCCGATCTGCCCTACACCGATCGGGAAGAACGCGTCCGCGAAGCACTGACGGCACGGTTCCCCCCTGCGTACAGGGACGGCGGGATCGACTATCAGTCGTACGTGTATGCGCGTTGGGTGTGGGAAGACAGGGTCACGTTTTCGCGCGGCGGACGCACGTTCGAGATCGCGTATCACTTCAACGATGATTTGTCGATCACGTTCGAGGGGAACGAATACGAAGTCACGGTCAATACGACGCCGGTTACGGCGCTTTCAGGGGGAATCGTCATGAAGGTGAAGAACGCGCAAGGTCAGGAAGTCGACATCCCGGCGGCGTCGTTTGCGGCGTTGACGCTGGACAACCTCAGCGAGATCCCTGCCGTGAAGGAACTGCGCGCGAAGGTTCCGGCCGAAGGCGCGCGGGTCGTCGACGTGAAGACGTTCGATTCGTTGTCACTGTCGGTGACGACGCTTGACGCCACGGTGAAGGCGTTGTCCAGCGAAAACGAAAAGCTGAAGACGCAGGCGGCGACAAGCGCAGCGAAGGCCGTCGAAGCCGAGATCGATTCGGTGATCTCCGCCGGCAAAGCGTTGCCTGCGGACAAGCCGTTCCTGATCAAGCTGTCGAACACGTCGACGGAGTTGTACGAAGAACGCATGACGGCGATCAAGGCGATCGACAAGCCGATCATCAAGTTGGACACGGAGCACGGGACCGGCGCCACGGGAACGACGCCGTCTGCGATCGTCGCGATGGAAAACGCGATCGTCGAAGAACGGAAACTCGATCCGAAGATCGACACGGCGGAAGCGGTCAGCCGCATTTCCAAAAAGAACATCACGCTTGTTGATGCGTACAACCGTGCGGCGCGGCCGGTCTTCGGCCCTGAAGCCACGGTCGGCCAGTAACCACGCGCCGATCGCGTGACGGTGTAGTCAGGACGTTTTACAGGGAGATCCGATCATGTCGCAAATGAAGACAAGCGAACCACAGACGCTTCAGGCCAATGGAGTCATGGCGTCACGGTGGCGCTTTTGCGTGATCACGGGTGATTACACGGTCGGGTACGCAGGCGCGGGCGTCACGGCGCCGTACATCAACATCGACACGGCGGACGCTGCCGGCCGCGGCATTCTCGTGGCGGACAAGTCCGGCCAGTCGTGCAAGCTCGAAGCGGGCGCGGCGTTCGCGGCCGGCGCGTTGCTGAAACCCAACGCATCGGCGCAGGGCATCGTTTGCGCGTCGGGCGATCGCTACAGCGCACGTTCGTTGCAGGCGTCAACCGCATTGCTCGACGTGGTCGAAGTCGAAATCGTCGAAGGCGTCGCGCCATAGTTCGCGGCAACGATCCCACGCTGATCGAACTTTCAGGAGAAAAGGAACCATGATTCTTCAGCAGATCTTGTCGTTGCCACGCGATCCGATCCTGTCGCAAATCGCGGTCGAGTATCGGCCGGTCGGTTTCATTGCCGATCAGGTCTTGCCGACCGTACCCGTTGCACTCGAAGCCGCGGGGTACTACACGTTCGACGATGGCAATTTCTCGATTCCGGAGATGAAGCGGAATCCCCGCGGCGTCTACAAGGAAATTGACTTCGGCGTGGGAACGGACAACTACAAGGCCGAAGAGTACGGCCTGGAAGCGCGCATCGACGATCGCGAGCGGCGCAACGCACCTCCGGGACTGCAACTGGAAACCGGCAAGACGCGCCGACTCACAAACGCCGCCATGCTGAACCGCGAACGGCGCGTCGCGAATCTGGTTCTGAACACATCGAACGTGACGCAGAACACAACGCTTGTGGGCGCCGCGCAGTGGTCGGACCCTACATCGGATCCGGCGTCCGTCGCGCGGACGGCGCGCGGTCTGATGCGATCGAAGGCCGGCGTTCTGCCGAACAAGCTGACGCTTGGATGGGACGTGTACGAAGCACTCCGCATCCATCCGAAGGTGATCGATTTCATGGACGGCGGAAAAGCCACGGCGCAAGATCTTGCCGACTTCTTCGAGGTTCAGGAACTGATCATCGCGAAAGCGGTGTACAACTCGGCGCACGAAGGACAGACAACCACGTTGGTTGATCTGTGGGGCAAGGATGCGTTGTTCTCGTATCAGTCGGCGATCGTCGCGGCCGATGAACCATCCTTCGGGTACCAGTTCGTGGCGCA